CATGGCTCCAAACCCAATAACTGCTCTACAGTACACGTGGACTAAGGAAGACTACGAAAACAAGAGTGAACACCCATCTGGCTACATCCACGTAGTAGAGCCAATTGGAAGACCATTGTTAGAGAAAGCAAGCAGGGATACCGTTGTTTCAGGTACTCGCTATGCTCGTGGTGCTCGTGTGACTGGCTCATTCCCTGCCAAGGCTTTGACAACAGGTCAAGTAGATACCGAAGAAGAGCGTGATGTTTACCAAAACTACATGAGTAAGAAATTTGGTTCCTAATGCCAGCACACGAATACGTCAACAAAGGACAGTTCCCAGAGTCCACATACCGTAATGACCTGCTATTTCGTGCCGTTACCATCAACGAACCTGAAATCAGCGAAAGAATCCACTCAGGCAACATTACTGCCAAAGAGGTGCTCAACCACCTAGATTCGTCTAGAGGAGTAGGAATGCACTGGACTGGCGGTAGCCCCCACAGTTTATACAGTAGTCGCATGCATGGTGCAACAAGCCATGCCCCTGCCACCGTAGTTATGGTCGCCCATCACAACGACCAAATGACCGATAACACCTGGAACGGTCAATATGAAGGTCAAGGAGCCACACTTGGTGAATACCACCCAACAGTACCTACGCAGGTGACAATGCACAGCATGATAGTGGACACTGGCGACCCTACCAAGCCAATGCAATGGGATAGTGACCCCCATTGGAGGCATCTACCAGGCTCTGCTGGTCTAAAAGTTGAAACATACCGTGGTAAATGACGATGCCTGCTCAAAATAACCTTGGTGGTCAGTTCAATGACTATGTATGGGTAGAGGGTGAGCCTGTCGCACGTGAGGAAATACACAAAGCAGCAGGTTTTACCAAGCGTGACCCTGCATATCTTTTAGAGAAGCATAAAGCCAAACAAGCCAAAAGGAAGAAATAATGGGTAAAATCGTCTATCACGGCACGTTTAGTGATGAACCACCTCATGTTTATGGTAACCCTTTTCATACAGGTACTATGTCTGCTGCATATGACCGCATAGACGATGAAATGGATAACAATGGCGCTGGTGGACAATATGAACCAACTTATAAAATTCATAAATATGAAATCTCTGATAATGCTCCCACTTCCCGTAAGACCTGGGATGACCCAGGTGATTTCTTTGACCACGGTCCAAACCCTGTACCTGAGTTTAATCAGAAACGAATCTACCCATACAAAAACGAATATGAAGACAAAGACTCAACTTCATACGTTATTCCTTCAAAATTTGTAGGAAACCACGTAAAACACCTAGGAATACAATTCCAGCATTTCTCTCAAGGTGGGGACTATGGGCATGAAATTGGTGTAAACGCTATGTCTACTATGGTCGGTGGTAAACCACCATTTAAGGCTAAATAATGGCTGCACATGAGAATTTAAGTAACTTACAGTTCAATTACAGGCTGATGTCACATCCTTCGTTTACTCCTGAACACGAAATTACTGCTGTTGCAGACTCTGGGCAGGTGGGCCGACTGGTATGGAACTCTGAAGATGGTGAAATATCACACCTTCACGTAGGTGAAAGCGCTCGCAGAAGGGGTATTGCCACCTCAATGTGGGATACAGCGCATGAAGAGGCTGAAACTAGGGGAATTACACCACCAGTACACTCGTCACAACGCACTAAAGCAGGTGACGCTTGGGCAAAAGCCGTTGGTGGGCATGTACCAAGACTCACAGATGACGTTGATGGGTGGTCATCGGAGAGTTAGAGCCAAATTTAGAGCGAAATTAGGTCTATTTAGGGCGAAAATGGGTGTGTACCCCCAATTTTTTGGGGTGGGTCTATCTAGTGGGTGGGTGGTTATTGGCTAATGGGGGCTCCACCCCTCACAACCCTCAACCTTCACTTAAGGGTGGGGGGGTCTAACCCTCAAGTAGAGAGTTAGGGTTAGAGTTTGCCCAAGCCTCAACCACTACTAGAGGGTTCATCTACCGTGTATACCCCATAGTCTCTACCTACAGTAGAGGGTTATGCCAGATGGTTTAGTGTTTGGGCGAATCCTTACTGGGTATGGAGCAACACTCAATCACGCAATAGGAGGCTCTAGGAGCGTCTGGGAGGCTGGAATAGCCCAGATACAGCACTACCCCGTCTGCATCGCTCTACGAGGCTCACAGTGGGCAATCCATGCCTACTTCTGGGTCTATGGCTGGGGCATGAATCGGTATCGGGGACTAGGTGGAGGCTTTACCCCATGTCACGCCTGCTGGTAGCAACTATTCGCTGGCACAGCACCAGAACGCTCCAGATGCTCCTACACGCTCCAGACTGCTACAGGCTCACCATTGAGCGTTACCGACTCCAGAACACGCTCACGCATTCCTACGGCGTATTCCAATTCCTCCAGATGCTCCAGTAATCCTTCCGTGATGAGGATGATGTCCATGACCTCAGATGGTGAATGTCGGGCGATTCTGCGTGAGTACTCGGCAAGCCTCACCAGCACCTGCTGTGCATCGGATTGTTGCTCCAGAGTGAATTGTTGTCTATGTGTGTCCATGTCATGTACGAGGATTCTTCGGTGTCTGGATGTAAAGAGCCTGGGCGAAAAAATCGGCTTTAGCGGCGAGATGAAATCATCAATGAAATTGGGCTCAATTCGCATGACATCGGAATGCACCTGTCACGAGCATTCGACCTCCGATAGTCAATGAATCCAGTATGAATTGCCCGCACTCATCATCCATCTGCATTCATTCCAGAGGCTTAGAAGGGCTCATATCGCCTGTAAATCTGGGCATAAATGCAAAAAACCCCGATACCCATCAATCTGGGTATCGGGGCTCGTGCCGAGCGTTCGCTCATCCTTCAGCGCACTTCGCACCCATCCCACGCTTGCGTGATTCATCATCGGTGAGAATGCGATTGCAATGAAAACACCTGCCGAGATTCTGGGCGAATTGCATCTGGGCTTCATCCCACTCTGCTCCAGACATCGCTTCAATCGCATTCATCACACGCTTCGCTTCGGTGAGTGACATGACTGGCGAATTGCTGGTGTCCTCGTGGCTGAATGCTCCACCAATGATTCGCTTCAGAACATAAATCGTTCCCGACTTCCGCCTGCTCTGCACGAATCCATAGAAATCCAAATCGTTGTTGCCCGTGTGCGATGGCAATGCGAAGTAAGCATCACCATCCAAATCTGCACACGCTTCAGCGATGAACTTCTCAACACGCTTCGCAAGAATTGATGAAGGCTTCGCAGGCTCAATGCACTTGCCAACATGATGCCAAGTGCTCCATCCACTCTGGCTGAACACGGCGAGTCCACTCATGTAAGCGACATCATGTCCGCAGAGTTCGCATGGCTTCGCAAACTTGTTTTCAATGATGCGTGTCATACCAACAATGCCTGCATCAACAATGTGTGAGCAATCAAATGAGTAGAACACTTCACCAGCCTTCGGTGTCCACTTCTCTGGAGCGATTACATCAACAGGCTTGCTCTTCAATTCATCAATCAACTTGCTTGCTTGTGACTTGGTGATGTTTGCATTCTTGGATTCAATCCACGACTTCGCAGATTCAATCGTTGGCTCAATGCCGAACAACGATGCTCGCTGTGACATGAGTGTGAGCAGAAACTTCATCTGCGCTGGAGTGATTGGTTCGGTACTTACTGACATGGTGACCTCCTCTGGTCGTTTGGGTTACTTGAACATTACAGACATTTGGGGCGGAATTGGTGCTGGGTCTTAGCCCTCCCATCCGTAGGACTCCAGAACCAGCATGGCAACGGCTTTGCGCTCATCATCCAGCAGGTCATCTGCCTCGCCATCCAGAACGCTGGACAAGATTCGGTTCTTCATCATGATGATTTGAATCATGCGCTCATCAATCGTTGAATGCTCCTCAATCGCACTCAACATGATGTGCGAAACGACATCACGCTTCTGTCCGATTCTTTGGAGTCGGTCTTCGCATTGCAAAAGGTCTGCGCTAGTCCAAGGCAACGATGCGCTCACATGATGTCGTGCTGATGTGAGTGTGAGTCCTGTTCCCGATGCAATGATGTTGCCAACCAACACTCGTGCTGTTCCGTTCTGGAATGCATCAACACTTGCCATCTTCGCTGAGTCATTCATGCCCCCAACAACTTGTACTGCATTCACATCTGCAAATGCATCCATGTAACGCTTCGCTTCTTCCTTGAATGCACAAGTGATGAACACTTGCTCATCGTTGTCCAGAAGTTCACGCACATAATCAACAACACCATTCACCTTGCCAAGTGCTGACAACTTGCGAAGTTCATTGATGCGAATCAATGCTTCTGCTCGCTCAACATTGTTTGCCTTCTCCTGACCTTTGGTCATGCGAATCCACTCGTAGAGATTCGCTTCGGCGTAGCGGTACAACTTCTCGTACTTCGCTTCCATCTCCATCGCAACTTCAATCCGACCTTTGTTCGGCAATTCCAGAACATCGGAACGCTTCATGCGAAGCATGAATGAGCCCACGAGAACATCGTGCAGTTCATTCAAGCGTTGAGCACCACGAGTGCCATAGTTGTCAATGCGTGGTGCATAACGAGCCATGTATCCACGAATGCCACCTTCAAATGCACCTTGTTGCTCCAGACCATTGATGACTGGCAACAACTCCATCGGGCGATTGATGAGTGGCGTTCCCGACATCATCACTCGGATTCCAGACAATGGAATTGATTGCGAAAT